TGTACGGCATTGATGATGAGACTGCAATTGAGTTGTTAGGTCAAGAAAGAATTATTGAAAATACTAATCAGCAAGAAAATGAATAGTAAAGAAAAAGAAGAAATGCTTAAACAAGCGAAGTCTTATGCAAAGAAAAAGGCAGAAGCTTTACTAAGCAATAAGACCATCAAAAAGACTATTATGCCAAAGGGCAATATACACTTTGAAAAAGTATAAGAATGGAGGTATTAAAGGCATTTCAAGCACTCACTAATAAATCTGAAAAGCTAGACTTTATCAGAGGTAATCGGGCGCAACTTCTCAAAGAAAAGAAGTCGATGCCTAAACTGGCAGATGCCTTATCTTTTGATTTTGCGAAAGACGCAACACTCAAGCTTATGCCAAGTATGTCAGATGGTCAAGTGGCTATTGTAGGTAATAGTGTGGGCTTCATGGATTCACATAAGGACGTGAGCATGTTAGGCTCATGGACTAAAACAGTTAAAGAGAGAGGTAATGACGTGCCAATTATCAAAGACCATGTTTATAAGGTGGATAACATCTATGCTGAAAATATGGGGGCTTTTGTTAGTCAGGTGAATATAGCTGAATTAGGTTATAATAAATCAGGCATGACAGAGGTCTTGGGGGCAATTATAAAGCCTAATGCTGAGATGTTAGAGAAGTACCAAAAAGGGCTTATAAAGCAACATAGTGTAGGCTTGCAGTACATCAAAATAGACTTAGCGGTCAATGATAGCAATGATGAAGAAGGCTACAAGGTTTGGTTAGCTAATATTGATAAGGTCATCAATAGAGAAATGGCAGAAGATGAGGGCTTTTTCTTTCCTGTCTTTGAGCAGAAACTAATAGAGTTTAGTGCGGTTGTGTTTGGTTCAAACCCTTACACGCCTGCTTTTACAAATACAAAATCACTTGAAAATGATGAGCCGTTGAAAAACACTCGTGAAGAAGTAAAGCCGATGAATCAAGGTAGCGAGTTTTTAAAACATTTAATTCAATAGAATGAAGAAGGTACATGAAATGAATCTTGATGAATACCTAAAGTATAAAGGTACATCAAGAGAAGAGTTAAAAGATGATGCTGAAAAGTTAGCAGGTCATTTTAATGACTTGAACAAAGCAAAATCTGAGCATCTTAACAAACAGATTGCTGATAAAGCATCAAAAGATGATGTGATTGAGTTGCAAAAGTCTTTCAATGCTATGAAAGATGAGCAGATGAAAGCCCTTAATGATGCACTAAAAGCACAAGGCTTGCAGATTCAGAAACTTACACAAGGCGAGAGAGCCGAAAAACAAAAATCTTTCAATGAAGAAATCAAAGAGGCGTTAAAAGCTAATCTTGATAACTTGAAAGTATTGAAAGATGGTGGCAAGTCGGAAGTATCTAATACCCGTGTAGATTTCACTACTAAGGCTGTAGGTACAATGACCTTTGCAAATGTTACAGGTGGCAACATTCCTGTAGAGGATAGAATTGAGGGGCTTAATATCATACCATCAAGGCGTGTTAGGTTCTTAGATGTGATGAGCAAGAGAAGCACTACAAGCAATGTTGTTTCTTGGGTTTATCAGTCAGGCAAAGAAGGCACAGCAGGGCAAACAGGTGAAGGGCTAGTAAAGAATCAAATTGATTTTGATTTGGTTGTAGCCAATGAAACTGTCAAAAAATCTACTGCATTCATCAAGGTATCTACAGAAATGTTAGATGACATTGAATGGCTACAGAGCGAGATTAACAGCGAATTGATGCGTGAAATCTTGAAGGTAGTAGAAGCACAAGCATACAGCGGTGATGGCACAGGCAACAACCACAACGGTGTTAGAACTATTGCAAGTGCATTCAGTGCAGGTACTTTTGCCGCTGCGGTTGATAATGCTAACATTGTTGATGTTCTTGCAGTTGCCGCCAATCAAATCAAGGTTGCGCAGGAAATGGATGCAGAGGCTACACATATCTTCATGCACCCTACTGATGTATTGAGCCTTAAATTAGTGAAGCTTTCTGCTACTGATAAAAGGTATGTAGATAGGTTGCTACAGGTTGGCAGTACGCTGTTTATGGATGGCATTCCGATTATCGAGAGTACGCTTATCACAGTTGGACAGTACCTAATTGGTGATTTCATGAAAGCATTGCTTGTTACCCGTCAAGGCATGAGGTTTGATATCGGATTGGATGGTGATGATTTCACTAAGAACTTGCGTACTATCTTGGTAGAATGGAGAGGCTTGACTATTGTTAAAAACAACGATAGAAGCGCATTTGTAAAAGGCGTATTTGCTACTGACATTGCAGCACTTGAAACTCCATAATCATGAAGATTACAGGCATAAAGCATAAGAAGCAAGTCTTAGAAATTGGTAAAGTCTATGAGGTAACAACCGAAACAGGCAATCATCTGATTGAAAAGGGCTTTGCAACAGCGTTTGAACCTGATGCAGTTGTAGCTAAAAAAGTAACACGAAAAGCAAAGAAGTAAATGGCACTACCTAGCATCATATATTTAGACTTTCAAAGCGGTTTGTTTCGCATCTCACAGGCACAAGTATTGCGCCCTGATTTGGATGCGTTCATAGCTGAAAAGTACGCCCCATTTGTCCGTGAGGTAATTGGTGACCCTGCATACATTGAAATCAAGAATGAAAGCCCGTTGATAAAACAGAAGTGGCTAGACTTGTTTGATGGTGTGGATTACTTCAATACTGATGTAGATGCAATGCGTACACATAGAGGGCTAAAGCGTGTGGTGCTAGGTGTTATTTACTTTTTTTGGGTTCGAGATAGTGGAGTAGTCAATACGCCTACTGGCAATGAACGCAACAAAAACGGCAATAGTGAAAGCAATTGGGGGGGCTACTTTGCAAGAGATAGGTATAACACTGTTATGCAAGAATTGCAAGAGGAAGTTTACCCATTTATTGAGAACTATGAACTTTTAAGCGGTATTGTTGGCAGTAGTATTGATTTAGGTGGCAATGCTTATACTATCAATGTACCAGGCACTAAATACTTGTATGATAGTGATGTGGTGAAAATAAACGGCATTGAATACACTATAACAAACTTGATTGCTGATACTTCTTTTGATATTGTAGCGAGTGCAACAGGATTAGACTTTGCAGGCGAGTTATTCAGTTATGAGCCTTACAAAGACTTTCCATTGCCTTGTATAAACGCTAGTGTACTATGATAGATATTGTAGAGGTTATCAGGACATTCATTTCAGAACTTGACCTCTCAGGGGCTGTAATATCGCTTTCAGACGATGGCACTAATACCACTTTAGTATTAGAGAATAGCTACCATCTAAGGCAATACATGACAGTTACGATTGATTCAGTTGATTATGAAGTAGTAAGTGCTGATGCTAAAAACAATAATATTGTTGTGCCTGGCGTTCTTGCAAGTGCTTTAACTTATTCAATCGCAAGCCCGTTTTTCTTTCATGGCAGTAACTACATTGTAGGCTATGAATTTGACAATCTACCTGATGAAAGTAAGTTGCCAATGTTCTATATGGAGAGCCTTATTAGAGAAGATTGGGGAAATGAAGGTAGCTTATACACTACAACGCCTGATTTTAGATTCATTCTTGCTGATTGGGCTAATTATCAAGATTGGCAGGCAGATGATTTTGTAGATAAAAGGCTAGTAGGGTTAAGAAAGTTAGCAGGCGCAATAAGAGATAAATCTTTTGAGTATAATCTCTTTGGTAGTATTGAAGGAATTGAAGTAGAGCAGTTTTACAAGTTTGGGGTGTATAAAAGTAATTCAGGGGTTATAGATAGCTTATTCAATCACACCTTATCGGCTGTAGGAATGAAGATGTCTATACCTATTTTAGATTGTAATTGTTAATCAAAATAATAATAAAGATATGGCTATATTTTGCGGATGCGGTGGCACAGGTGCTAATGCCAATACAGGCAAGCTATCTGGCGCACTGACTTTTAAAGATACAAGGGCATTGCTTCTTATGTATCGAGTTGCCGATGATGGCACAGAGAACAAGATTGCAGAAAGTGATTTTGTGAATGGCGTATTGCCTCAAACCTTTGTAGATGGCAAGCTGAATGCAAGCGACCCTTCTAAAAGGTGGTATTTAGTAAAGAGAATTGATGAATGGAGCAATGATATTGCCGATCCAAATACAGAACAGCTAGGCGATGGAAACAGCCGTATTACATCACTAGGCAATAGGGTTATCAATGCAATGCTTTACAATCCACAAGAAAGCTACACAAGAAACCTAGACAAGCTATCATGCAGGTCTTTGGCTTATTACGCAGTTGATTCATGTGGCACTTTGGGCGGTGAATGGATAGAAGGCAGTACAGACTTCTCACCTATTCCTATTGCTGATGAAACCTTCTATGCAAGGGCTATTTATGCCAATCAGGCACAAAAAGGCAAAGTAATGATTCAGTTTGAGAATGATAGAAGCTTCTCTGATACTGATTTTGACATCATACCAGATGGCGTAATTGGTTCAGGCAATGACTACATCATTAAATCGGCTATTAGCTTGACAAACATGAATGTGGCTATTAGCACAATCACTACAACAGGCTTTAGGGCTACATTGACAGCCGAAGCAGGCAACTTCAATAAGA